GATGCGCTGGGCGTAGGCGTCGGTGAAGATCAGCGCGTGCATCGGGATGGCGGCGTGCTTCGCCAGCTCGATCAGGTCAATGCCGCTGCCGTCCATGCCGAACCGGTCGGAATGCACGACAAGCACGGCGTCTTGGTGGTCTTTCCAGAACGCACCGAACGCACGGAAGGCTTCGTTGAAGCCTTTGCGGTCCTTCGGGTCTTTGTTCATCGCGACCATCAGCACCGCAAAGGCGTTCTGCGGAATGCCGAACACGGTGCGAGCGTCCTGGCTTTCGCCGTTGATCTCGAGGTGCGTTGTCGGCTTGTAGTCGGCGGTGTCGACGGCCAGCGGGACGTACAGCGGGTCGAGCCCAGCCTCGATGAGTTGCTGCTCACCGAACCGGGACATCGCCACCGGGGTCGCGCCGGAGCGGTGGAAGAACTTGACCACGGCCGGCGGTGCAGGGAAGTGATCGACCGGCGTCCAGGCGAGCACCTTCAGGTCGTCCATCGGCACCCGGCCGAGCACCCAGACGTCGGTGAGCGGGATGACCCAGCCGGACGACAGGTCGCCTTCAAAGAAGTGCTCGGCGTGGCCGCGCAGGATGTCGATTGAGTTCTCCAACCGACCAGACGGGTACAGCGTGACCGGGCCGTACGGTGTCGGCCACTGCTTCACGCCGATCTGGTGGCCGTAGGTGCAGGCGACGGCGACGTCGTGGCCGTCACGCTTCAGACGCGTGACGAGGTGTCGACACTGCACGCCGTAGCCGGTGGGCGAGTCGGGGGAGTTGGCTTGAATCAAGAACTTCATGCGGCACCCACCCGGGCGGCGTGCGTGCGGTACTCGATGCGCTGGCCGACGGTGATGGTGCCGACGAGCACGAACTCGGGACCGTCGGCGGCGACGGAAACGACCTGCTCGCCATCTCGTTCGACGGCGTGCAGATCCTCGTGCATGGTGGCGCGAGGGATGCGGTGGATGGGCATGGTTCCTCCGGGCAGGGGGTGTTGGTTGGGGGGTGGCCCCCGGGCAGGAGAGCGGGGCGCCGCGGCACCTAGCGCTTCTCCTGCCCGGGAGATCGTCAACGCATGAAGCGTTGGAAGGTCAGACGGACTGCTTCATGACATTGACAGCGGCCGTGTCCAGCAGATCGCCATCGACGCGCCACTTGCCACGGAAGCCGATCTCGTCGGAGTCGAAGTACCGGCTGTCGTCCCGCTCGATGATCGGGTTGCCGACGGTGCGGACGTAGTACGCCGACATGTCACCGAAGGCGACCGTCTTGTTGTTCGAGCCAGCCGCCGAGACGTTCGGGTCGGTATAGACCGGCTTGTCGAGCAGACGGTCGGGCTGGCCGTTGATGATGCCGTTGGTGAGCGACGGCTGCCACAGGAACGCACCGATGGTGCCGCCCGCACCGTCACGCAGCTTGCGCAGCGTGCCAGCCGTGGAGTCGTTCATCAGCCATGCGGCGTCGGGCGAGCTCCTGTATTCGTCATTCACGCTGTACTGCAGGTCGATGAGCTTCTCCACCGTCGGCGTCACGAGCGAACCACCGGTAGCGATGGTGCCCGAGCCGACGATGGCGGTCATGATGCCGTTGGGGCGACCCGAGCCAGAGCCAGCGACAAGGTCGGTGGCGATGACACGGCCGAGCGCACGGCCGATGTTGCGGCCGAGGAAGCCCTCGACGTCAATGCCGGCGTCGGTGACGACCTCGGATGCCACGACCACCAGGGCGCCGTACTTGAAGGCGTCGAGGCGGGTACGGGCGAACGTCGGATCGGTGCCGCCAATGGCGGTGCCCTGAGCGACGACGAGCGTGCCGATCGTGTGCGCCGACACTCGGGGCAGGTCAAGCGGCTCGCCCGAGGTGGTGTTGAGCTTCGTGGTCGGCGCACGGAGGATGCCGTTCGACGCCTCCATGTACTCGTAGAGAGTGCGGGCCAGCGTGGTCGGCACGAGCGAACCGGACGAGCCGGTGTCCCATGCGAGGTCACGCAACTCGTACGCCGTAGCGCCTTGGCGGAGCAACTCGCGCTCCTTGGCGGCCGAGCGGATGTCGACCTCAAAGGCGACCTTTTCGCCACGCATGCAGGCGTCAAGGAACGAGCGCAGCTCGTTCACGGCCTGCTGCGGGGTGGCGGCGCCGGGGTCGCTGCTGAACACGCGGGCCTGGGCCTCGCGCAGCTGGGCGGCCTCGCTCTCGCGACGCTCGCGCATCACGTACTCACGGATCTCGGCGTCGAGGTCGTCGATCTCGGCGTCCATCCGCTCGATGCGGGCCTGCTCTTCGGCCGTGCGCTCACGGCCTGCGGTGTTGTCGAGTTCAGCCTTCTGAGCGTCCCACGCCCGTAGGCGCCGCTCGTTCAGCTTCTCGACGTGTGCACGAATGTCCATCGTGGGTGGTGTCCTTTCGGGAGGGTGTGCGACGTGCCCGGAAATGGGCCGTCCAACGGGGTTGGGTGTCGCGACGGGTCTCGTCAGGTGCAGGTGCCTTGCGGCGGCGTGCGGCGTGGGGAGCGGGTCGCAGGGGCAGCGTCAGATCAGCGCAGGGCGCAGCAGACGCTTGCGCTCAAGCCGTTCCCGGTCCATCCGGTCACGGTCGGCGAAGGTGTCGACGGGTGACTGCGGCAGGCGGGCCTCAAAGAAGGCCAGCGCGCGACGCACCTCGTCGTCGGTCATCTCGGCATCGGTGAGCGATGCCAGCATCTCGTCGAACGAACGCATCGACGACGAGGTGTACGGGTTGGCGCCCCGCCACACCACCGACGCCTCGAACAGCTGCAGTTCCTTGATCGTGCGCTCGGTCATGTCGTCGTTCCACTCGTCTCGCGCCTTGGGCACGGTGAAGCCGATCGACATCTGGCGCATCTCGCCACGGGTGACGGCGCTGCGCAGGTTCTGCACATCACTGCGGGCCGGGTCAAGTTCAGCCGAGACACGCAGGTCCGGGTCGGCCACCAAGCGCAGCGTGCCAGCCGAACGGGTGGCGAGCGGGATGCCCTGGTGGTCGTGGTTGATGAACAGCGCCACGTCGGCCTTGGAGTCGCGCAACGTCTTCGTGAAGGCGCCGGCGGCGATCGTCTCGGTGAACGTGCCGAACACATCGTGGACCGTGTAGGGCGTGTCGACGACCGAGGCCACACCCTCGAAGGTGTAGCCGCTGTCGCCGCCCTCGCGGAACTCAAAGTCGGTCAGGTCGTAGTGGCGGATCTGGCGGCCAGTGCCGCGTTCGTCGATCATCATGTGAGCACCTCCATCGGCGCAGTTAGGTCAGGCGAGGTCGTCATCATCGGGTTCGACCTCAGGGGCGTCGGGGGCGTTAGGCGTGTCGTCTATCGGCGGCAGGTCTTCCCAGTCACGCGCCTCGTTCGGCTCAAGGAACCCGGCGCCGATGCCGACGGCGTAGGCGGCGTAGCGGGTCTGCAGGTCACCACGAAGCAGGGCGCCAAGATTGAACTTGACGTACCGAGGCTGCGCCAGCAGGTCCGACAGCGCCTTCTCCAGGCGCACGATCCACGGCAACAGAGTCACTCGGACGAATCGGGTGTTGCGCTGCTCGAGGTTGGCGTAAGTCAGCGACGAACCCTCCATGCCAATGCCGAGTTCGGTCGGGTCGATCATGAACATCTGCCCGGCGATCTCGGCCGACGTGAACTTGCGCGTGGCGAGGAACTGCGCCTGCTCGTTGGTGACGCCGGTCGGCTTCCACACGGCGCCTTCCTGCAGCACGCCAGGCAGGCCACGGCCACCTTCACGGCGACGACGGCGCCACTGCTCGGCGATGGCCCGCAGCGTCTCGGACTGTGCGCTGCCGGGCATCTCGATGACGCCGGGCATGTTGCCCTCGCCCTCGAAGTAGCCCGTGCCGAACTTGACGGCGGCCAAGCCGAGCCCGATCGACTGGCGGGCGTACTCGACCGGCGACAGGCCGACGTCGGAACCCGGCAACATCAGCCCCTTGATGTGCAGCATCTCAGCGTCAAGGCGGTTGCCGTTGACGATGTAGATCAGGCGGCTGCGATCACGGGTCACCCGTACCTTGGAAGGGTCGAGCGGGACGAGCTCGACGATGGTGCCGACCTCGTTGCGCTGTACGACGACATAGGCGTTGCCGTGCAGCAGCAGCGACGACAACACCTGCGACACCCACGACGTGAAGTCGAGGTTGGTCGTCGGCTGCTGGAGCCACTGCGGCTTGGCGACCTCGACCTTGGCGTCGTCGCCGGTGCGGCGATACACGTCAAGCGGCAGCGTGGCGATGGAATCGGAGATGAGGCGAACCGAGCCGTAGACCGTGAGCAACTGCATCGACGACTGCTCGGTGACCGACACGCCGCCGACGACCTGAGTCATCTCGCCGGGCCAGAGTCCCCAGGTGGTCGCCTGGGCGCGCTGCTCGGGGCGACGGAAGATCGACGACAACATCAGCGCTCACCTGCCAGACCGAAGTAGGTCAGCAGAATCCCGGCGCCGACGAGGGCACCGGGTAGGCCGGCGCCGATGAAGGCACCGACGACGACCATGACCAGACCGACGAGTTGCATGGCAGTGAACATGCGCGACCTCCTCGGGCTAGTAGTCGTCAAGGGACACGAACGCCGACGCCGAGTGCGTCAGCTTGGCGGGCTTATCGCCCAGCTGTGAGCGGGCCAACGTCACCGCTACCAGCGGCGAGATGGGTACCGTCGCACTGCGGCGATCCCATGCCCACGACTCGCCCAGCCGACGCTCAGCGGCGTCAGCAGCAGCGTTGTCGAGCGGTCCCTGGTTCGGTGGCCGCCGCAGGCGACCCTCGACGACATCGACGTAGAACGCTCCGCACGCCTGCTTCATCTCGCCGAACGTGGTCTGATGAAGCAGGTCAGACGAGACACCGGCGAGCCGCAGGGCGTGCACCACGGCGCCGACAACCGAACCGGCCGGGCCACCGGAGTCGCACACCAGCGACATCGGCTGCCACCGCTGGACGAGTTCGACCAGCCGGCCGGGCAGCCACCCGGTGCCAGCCTGATGCTCGATCACCTCTACGTAGGGCGCATCAAGCGACCCGGCGGCGATGGCGATGCTCGACCATTCACCACCCGGCGACACGTCGAACGACAGCACGATCTCGCCCGGGTTGATCGGCACCGGCGAGTAGACCACCGTCGCCGCCCATGCGTCGGCGGGGAGTTTGGGTTCCCTCGCCGCTGAATCCTCAGGGAGCGGGTCGGGGATGCCGAGGCGCTCGCGGAGAAACTCGGGCAGCGGCATCGCCGCCCGCTCGGCTTCGATGAACTCGGGCGAGATGCGCCCGCCGAGCGCCGGGTTGGCACGGGCAATCGCATTCCAGTCGTCGGGGTCGGTGCCTGGCTCGTTCGACCAGGCGGCATAGAACAACCTCGGGCTACCGCCCGCGGCCGCCCTGGCGCGCATGGCGTGCAGCACCTTGCTTGACGACATCGGCGCCGACGACAGCAGCCAATACTGCGGGTTCGGCCGGGCCGACAGCGACGGGATGAGAGCACCCATCATCTGCTCGGTCACTGCGAACGCTTCGTCGAGGTAGACGGTGTCGCCGCTGAAACCTCGGCCACCGCCACTCGATCGGGCGATGAACCGGAGCCGCTCGCCGGACTTGAGTTCGACGGCCTGCTCACCGGCGCCACGCCGGATACGCATGACCTTCTTGTCAAGCGCAGGCGCCGACTCGATCAGGCGGGTGATCCGTAGGAAGTGCTCAAACGTGGTACGGAACTCGTGCGCCGTGTGCACCTGCAGCTGCTCGCCGAGCAGGAACAACCCGGCAAGCTGCCGGGCCTCCATGATCGACCCCTTGCCATTCTGTCGGCCGACTTCGACGCCGACCTCAAACGCCGAGTGCAGGCCGTCGTCCTGTTCGGCCAGCGACATCTCGAGCACCCACGCTTGCCAGTCGTCGAGCACGAGCCCGACGCTGGCAGCGAAGTCGACCGCCTCAGGCCCGGCGCTCCCGCGTCTTTCGCTTGGCAGATGCAGCAGACTTGGTCGCTGCGATCCGGTCAAGACGTCGCTGCTTGAGTTCATCGGCAAGGTCTCGCTCCCCTGAGACGGCCAGGCCGTCGAGCTCAGACAGCACCGACTGCAGGCGAGCGGCGATCTGCGCCACGACTGCCGGCGGCGCTTCATCCATGTCGGCGGCAAGCTTGTCGCGCATGGCGATCAGCGTCGCCTGGCGGTCACCGGTTGCGGCTGCGGTGGTGATGGACATGGGCACCTCACTGCATGGTCATGCACTCAGCGTGGTCGGCGGTCGGCTAGTCCTGCCTGGTCAGACCCCATAACCCCT